CCAGTCTGACATGAACTTGATGAACATGTTCACAGAAGACGCTGCCAAGCAGTTGAAAATTTCTATTGAAAACGAAGTTTTCTTCAACAACATGGTCACTGAAGGCCCTGCTGCTGCTAACGAAGGCTCTGGTGCTGGTGTTATCTCTGCTGCCTACAACTTGGGTACAGACACAGCTCCTATCGACCAAGCCACTCCTGAGAACGTGCTCAAGGGTATTCTGCGTATGTCCACAGTGTTGGACGAGCAGAACGTTCCTGAAGATGGCCGTTGGTTGATTATCAGCCCCTTCGACCGTCACCTGTTGATGCAATCTAACATCGCTCAAGCCTACTTCACTGGCGACGCTCAGTCGACCATCCGTAGCGGCAAGATCGGTATGTTGGATCGTTTCACAGTTTACGTGTCTAACTTGCTCCCACGCGGCGCAGCAGGTAAGGCTTTGGTGGCTGGTTTGACTGCTCCCTCTACTGGCGCTACTTTGGCTGACGCTAAAGCCCGTCGTGTCATGGTCGCTGGCACCAAGGCAGCAATGTCTTTCGCCATGACCGTGAACAAGACAGAACCTTTGCGTAATCAAACAGACTTCGGCGATATCGTCCGCGGTTTGGCTGTGTACGGTCGCAAGACTGTTAAGCCTGAGGCTTTGGTTGTTGCTCAAGTCGGTACAACCTAATAAACTGGGGGCTTCGGCCCCCGTTTTTAACTTTTATTTTGGAGATTTAAAATGACTTATTCGACTCAATTCGGTCGTGCGGTTGGCGGCTATGAAGCTGCTACTGCTGGCACTACTCAAACTCAAGCCGGTGCTACTGCCTTGAATTCTGCTATTAACTACATTACAACTGGCAACGCCAGCGACGGTGTTAAGTTGCCTGCTGGCTACGGTCTTGGCGAAATTGTTTATATTGTTAATAGTTCTGGTGTTGCACTAAACGTGTATCCCAATACTGGCGGCAAAATCAACAACGGTTCTGCTAATGCTGCTAAGGCTTTGGCCGCTAACATGTCTGGTGCTTACATCAGCTTAGGTGACGAAAACTGGGGTGCTGTTCTCAGCGCCTAATCGGTGGCACAATAAAGGGGCTCTTCGGAGCCCCTTTTTTAATAGGAGATTTTTATGAACGTGATCGACCTTACGACTCGCCTTGGTGGTGAGTTTCTTGCAAACAAAGCTCGTGCTACCGTTGACGGGCAAATTGTTATTCTTGCTCGGTTAGTTGAGCAGGATTGGGTGTATACAGAAGAAGGCCAGAATCTGGCTAATTTGCACTCTAATGTTGATGAAACAAAAACAACATCAAAGTCTCGCAAAAAATCTGCTGAACTGGTAGAATCCGTTGAGGCAGCGCCTGAACCTGAGATTACCGAAGTTCCCGCTGAGCCTCAGATCGAACTGTAAGGTACGTCATGAAAGCTCTTAGTGCTTTTTATTCGCGCATTCTGCCCCACTTGCCCGGTTGTCCCGAGCCGGTGGTGGATCAGATGTTGCTGACATCCGCTATTGAGTTTTGTGAAAAATCGCAGGTTCTCAGGCAGAACCTCGATTCAATTTCTACTGTTGCTGACATTGGTGAATATGACTTAGATAGTCCGTCTACTCAACTAATTATCAGCCGTGTTCTTGGCGTAACTGCTGACGGCATTCCTCTTGTCGGCGACATGGCCGAAAGTTTTCCTAGGTACTTACCCGTAGATTCTGGCATTCCTAGTTCGTTTTATGTCGACCGGACAGACTCCCAGTTTGTTCTTCGTCTTTTGCCAACTCCGGATGATGTCTATACGTTAGTAACGACAGTTGCACTGCGCCCAGCTATGACAGCTACGCAGCTCGAAGACGACTTGTACAACCGTTGGATCGAGCCAGTTGTGTCCGGAGCAATCTACAGGGCTATGCTTCTTCCAGATCAGCCTTTTACTAACTACGCCCGCGCTTCGCAGGTACAGATGGAAACGGCTCGTCATATTACGAACTCTCGCATAGAAGGAAACTACGGCCATGTTCGTGGTTCTATGCGCGTTCGTTCACGCCCATTTGTGTAAGGCCATAAATGACTACTTCCGCACAATCAGTTTTACTTCGGGTCGTAGGAACTTTGCAAGATGCGTCCGCTGTTCGCTGGGCAACAAACGAGCTTGTACGTTACCTTAATGATGGCCAACGAGATATTACTGTTTACCGCCCAGATGCTACAGCTACAACCGCTACGCTTACTTGTGTAGCAGGTACAAGGCAAACCCTGCCTGCTGCGGCGTCTAAGCTCATAGACATTGTGCGCAATGTTGCAGCAACAAGTAGCAAACAGGTTGTTCGTAAAGTTAATCGCCAGATGCTGGATTCAATAAGCCCTTCGTGGCACATTGCAACCTCTAGCGTTAACATTTCAAACTACATGTACGATCCGATTGACCCTAGGGTCTTTTATGTGTATCCGCCCGCTACGACACTGGCGCAACTGTCGACTGTCTACTCGGCGTATCCAACTGACATTACCGAGCCTGCGGACAATGCCCTTTACACAGCAGTGACTGGCAACATTAGTGTTGCTGATATTTTTGCTAATGCGCTTGCGGACTACATTTTGTTCCGTGCGTTTAGTAAAGATGCGGAGTCTTCAGCAAATGCTAGTCGGGCTCAGGCGCACTATGCCCTTTACACAACGGCGCTTAGCACTGAGCTAAGAGGCACAACTTCTATTGCACCAAGTACGTCTGGAGCTCCAAACCATGGCTGAGAAAATTAAACTAGTTCAAGGTGACGTAAACCGCCCGCAGGTTCAAGCAACAATTACTGACGAAAATACAGGCAATATTGTTGATATCACAGGCGCAACTGTGCTACTTAAATTTCGTAAAGTTGGAGCAACAACTCTGCAAGATACTATGACTGGCGTTGTTCCTATCGGTACAGACGGCATTGTAATTTTTCAAATGAGCGAGCTGTCAATGGCAGGAGAAGCTGGCGACTATGAGGGTGAGATTCAAGTAACGTTCCCCTCTAGCGGCGGCGTTCAAACTGTGTACGATCTTTTAAAGTTTAAGATGCGGCAGGATTTCTAATGCGCTCTACTTATGAGTACATCCAACTTGTCGCAACGACGACGTATACAACGCTAAAGGCGCTTGTATCATCAGTCACGCTTAGCGCGGTGACAAGTTATGTTTTACTCAAAGCTGATGCGATTGCTGGTTATTTTATTAAGTTTTTAGAACTTTCGGACACTGCACGCGCATCTGATTCTGCCGTTAAAACAGTGGGCAAAGGCTTAACTGAAACGGCGCAAGCTACTGAAACCTTAATAAAAAGTTACGGCAAAACGCTTAGCGACAACAGCAATGCTTCAGACTTAGCCGCCAAGACCGTTGACAAAGTAGCCTCGGATAGCGCCCAAGCAAGCGACGCTACAACGACAAGTTTTAATAAAGCTATTTCTGATACTGCCTACGCAACTGACGACGTAAACGGCGTTGCAGCAGATGATGACCAAGTTATCCAAGTGGTAAAAGTGTTGTCTGAAATTGTTGTGCCAAATGAAACGTTTGCTCGCACCGTTGGGTATAGCCGAGAGTTCTTAGATTCCGCTGTGAGTGCTGATGTTGCGGCTAAAACGTTTATTAAAAACCTGACAGATACAGTTAACGCATCTGACGATGCGCAGGTTAGTAACGCAAAAATTGAGTCACCTACAGATGGCTCAAGCGTAACTGACCAGACTGTTCTTGGCATTGGAAAAGTAGCTGCCGACAGCTCTACCGCTTCGGATACTTCGTTCCGTGAATTTATCAAGGGGTTGACAGAAACGCCAACCGCAACAGATTCCGCCGTTATTGTGGCTGGAAAAGCTCTTACCGACTCGACTAGCGCATCAGATGCTGGTACATTGGTAAGCCAAGGCTACTGCGATATTACATACTTCGCGGAAGACTACGTAGGAACTAGTCGTACTTTTTAAGGAACCCTCATGAACACAAATGAAAAAATCATCGCTACCGGCGAACTAAAGATAACAGTTACCGCACCTGACGGTACTGTTAAACAAGAAGAAACGGTTAAGAACTTAGTTGTTACAGCCGGCCTTGGATATATTGCAAGCCGCATGGAGGGCACATCTGCTGCTGTTATGAGCCATATGGCTATCGGTACAGGCAGCACGGCGGCAGCCGCAGGCAATACAGCTTTGGGCACTGAATCCGCTCGAGTAGCATTGACTTCTACTACTGTAACGGGGCCCGCAGTTGCTTATGGAGCATCATTTCCAGCAGGTACTCCTGCAACTCTGACCGGCATTCAAGAAGCTGGTATTTTTAACGCTTCTTCTAGCGGCACGATGCTTTGCCGTACAGTGTTTAGTGTTGTTAACAAAGATGTGAACGATACAATGTCTATTACTTGGACAGTCACAATGGCTGCACCTTGATCGGAGTAATCCATGAGTACCATTGTTACCCGCGCAGGGAAGGGCTCGCCCCTAACCAATACTGAAGTTGACTCCAACTTCACGAACCTGAATACCGACAAGATTCAGGTAGTGGGTACGCCCACGAGCGGGCAAGCTGTGGTATGGGACGCTGCAAACTCACGCTGGGTACCCGGCACTGCAGCGTCTAGGGTAACGATTTCGTCTACAGCGCCAGCAGGAGCTACGGCGGGCGATAGGTGGTTGGACGCAGATACAGGCATTGAATATTTGTATACCGATGACGGTACATCTTCTCAGTGGGTGGAGTTCGGCCCAACAGCTCTCGTTGTCACGTCTGGCGATGCGCTTGCATTCGCTATTGCATTAGGATAAATATGGCAAACGCATTTAAAAATTACATCGCTGCAAGCGTTACAACACAGACCTCGGTATACACGACACCAAGTGCAACTCAAACCACTGTGATTGGCTTAAACGTTGCCAACACAGATACAAGTGCAGCCTCAGTTGACATTCAAGTGACTTCTGGCGCAACTACAGTCTACATACTTAAGGGTGCTCCTGTTCCTGTAGGCGGCGCTTTAGTTGCTGTAGGCGGGGATCAAAAACTTGTGTTGGAAGCGGCTGATGTTTTAAAAGTTACTTCCACTGTCACTGTTGACGTAGCAGTTTCTGTACTGGAGATTTCATAATGAGTTACATTGGAAAAGCCCCAACACCAGTCCCGTTAACAACATCCGATCTAGGTGATGCTATTGTCACAACGGCTAAGCTAGCCTCTAGTTTAAGTTTAACAACTCCGGCTCTCGGAACTCCCTCTAGCGGTACGCTGACCAATGCAACTGGTTTGCCCTTGTCAACTGGTGTGACTGGAACACTTCCAATCGGCAATGGTGGCACTGGTGCGGCTACCTTTGCTGCTGCTGGTCTAACCACTTTGACAGGCTCAGAGACTTTAACCAATAAAACAGTTGAAGCGGGAACATTCACCAATGGCTACACAGAAGAAGTGTTTAGTTCAACGCCTACGTCAACAATTACATTGGACTTGGCAAACGGGTCTGTGCAAATCATTACCCTTGGCGGAAATATTACATACACATTCCCAACACCAGTAGCGGGTAAGAGTTTGACATTGATACAAAAGCAAGATGGTACTGGCTCTCGCACTGTGACTTGGCCTGCCTCGGTTAAGTGGCCTGCGGGGACTGCACCAACTATTACATCTACAGCTTCTAAGGCAGATAAGTTTATCTTTACAGCCATAGATTCATCCAGTTGGCTAGGGTCAGTTGCTGGACAGAACTACACAGTTTAAGGATATAAATGTTTAGTTCAAACACAACACAAGTCTCTGGCGGGGCGTATGAAATCTCACGCAGTTTGCGCTTTAACAGCGCAGATTCTGCTTATCTGAATCGTACTTTTAGTGCGGGTAATCGCAAGACTTGGACGTGGAGTGCGTGGATAAAACGTTGCAATTTTAATACCGGCAATCAAAATTTATTTCAAACTTATGGTTCTCAAGGCGGGGATAATGACTATTTTTCATTAAGGTTTA